TTAATGTGGTGTGCAATTGGAGATGATCCAACAGAAAATGATAATTGGTGTCACGCTGAAGAGATAAATGGAGATTGTAAAAATGTATTGGATACAATAGAAGCTGTATATGGTATCAGTTTTCACAAATATGTAATAGAAAAACTACCATCTGAGTGATGGAGTGAGGAAACAGAGAGTCAGTACACAAGGGGATGAAAGGCTCCAGTTTTAGTTTTTGATTATTTTAGCGTATATATTAACTATAAACTGTACTGGCTCTCTAATATTTAATAACAGAAAGGGAAAACAATGAAGATAAAAGATGAAGTAACAACAACAGAGCAGTTTGAACTTGAGATATCAATGGAAAGGTTGCTGAAAATAATAGCAGAAGGAATAAGGTCAAATGGCTATTATATCTATGATAATCAGCCATACCTAGACTCATATGAAGACTGTGGTACTATAAGGGTTGATCTGATTGCTGATGATATACACACTGATGATTTATTTACTAAATCCTTTGCAGAAGAGTTAAAGCAAGTATTAAAAGATGAAGCAAATAACAACAAACAGAAAGGGAAAACAAATGAAACTAATGACTAAAACAATACAAAAACAAGCAGAAAAACAATATGCACTAGGTGCTGATATGAATCAAAAGGTAGTAGCTAAATACTTTAACCCTGCAGGCACAGGAACATGGTATCTTATGAATACAGAGCCAGGTAGTGATTATGCTTGGGGTATAGTTAATCTGTTTGAAGTAGAGATGGGCTCGTTCAGTATAAATGAACTAGAAAGTATTAGTCTGCCATTTGGTCTGAAGATAGAACGTGATATGTACTTTGAACCAATGAAAGCTAAAGATGTATGGGATAAGCTAAACAGAGGAGAGCATGTATGATAATAGATAATCCAAACCACATAGAGCTGTATCAAATGATGGTGCAAAAGCAGGCTCTTAAATTAGAGATATATGGGATGAAGACTAGAGGTAGGTCTGCATATGCTCTGATTAAAGAGATGTATAATCTGAAAGGTAGTAAGCAGAAAGTATTAGAGAAGTTTACTAAAATAATAGAAGACATAAAAGTAAAGGAGATGCTGTAATGGAGAAAGAAATAATAATGCCTGTTGTCATGTTTGATGAAGACCAGGTAAATGTAGATGAAATGGTTAAACTGTTTGAAAAAGAACTTACAAGAATAACTAGGTGTCCAATTACTTTAGACTGGCAAGGACTTCAATTACCATAAATAGAAAGGAAAACAAATGAATAAACAAGAACAGATGCTTAAAATACTAAAAGATACTAGAGACCACTATGCAGAAAATCCTAAAGATCGCAGATGTGTAGATGATGATGGTAACTGTAACTATACTTGGGGGGACAATCACTGTGCTGTTGGCAGATATTTAAAACCAGAGTTTCAGAGAGAGACATGGACTCTTAATAATGATTCTGTTAATCAGCTTTGTGAAGAATATGAAGATAATTTATGTTATGGTATTGATTGGGTTCTGCGTGATGAGGTGCATGGTCTTGACCCAAATTTCTGGATGAGATTACAGGACTTTCATGATGGTAGGCGTAATTGGGTAACTGGAGAGACTGGCACTGGAGTTCCTGGAATATCTGATGAAGGCAAAGAAGAATATGTTAAAATAGAAGACAGAATAACAGGAGGTTTGTATGATAATTAGTGAATGTTGTGGTGTAGAATCTATTACAGAAGTTTTTGAAGATGAGCATACTCATTATGGAGATATATCTTATCTAGGGATATGCTCTTTATGTTTAGAACATTCTTCTTTTACAAAGGAGGAATCAGATGGATAAAGAATATAGATTCCATTGTAATGGTTGCAGAAAACCAGACAAAGACTATCCTGTTAAGTTTCAGGATTACGAAGTAGGTCAAGAAGTGTAGGAATGTCCACCTGTTAGTATGCATAGGTGGGCAAGACGTGATGTCTATGCTATATACACAGGGCTATATTGTGATGAGTGTTATGAGTCTGATGATAGTGACAGATACCCATATCGCAAAGACAGTTATGCTAAAGACCTAGAATATGGTGAACACATATATCCAGAAGAAGAGAGGTATTAATATGGGTAAGATGAAAGAGTATTACTTAGAGCAGCAAATGTATTGTGAGCACAACAACACAGAATATATACCAAGAGAAGATGATGTAAATGTACAAGAAGCTCTTATGTGTATGGACTGTGGTGCTAGTCTCAGACTACCTGAACCAGACGATAACCTATAGGAGAAAATAATGAGTAATGATGGATTTATTGTAAAAGAAGTACTTAGAGGCTGTAAGGAATATGAAGAAGAACTAAACAAATTAGACCTTCATAGTTCTGACAGATTAATAAACAAGGGTTGGATAGAAGCTTGTAATTTCTTTTTAAAGAACTTTACAATAACAGATAAAGGAGAATAACATGGCACAGTTTAGAGCAGAAATACAAGGTGGTAGAGGTAGTGTATCAAGACTAGGACACAAGACAACAGGCATTACAAGTCATACATGTGGCTGGGACACAGGTATAGAAGTTGAAGGTCATTTTGATGAAGAGCTTGGCGATATATTTCTTGTTTGGCAGACGAGTGGCTCAGGCCAAAGGCGTAGCAAAATACTTCTTGGTAAACTTCAAGGAAGAAGTTTTTTAGCACAGGAGAATACATAGATGGAGTATATATCGTTTGTATTGGTAGCACTTATAATATATAATGTAATAATAGATATAAGGGGTTAATATGGTACAGTTTGATTATGACAAAGAGATGAAGCGATATTATGTGCTTGTTCCACAAGAAAAACTAGGAATAACTAAGGCTTTTTCTGTAGATAAAATAGAAAATTCAATGCTGATTGTTGCACATATAGATGAATATAATAAAATAACAGTAACTAAAGAAATACATGTATCATTGCTTAGAACTATTCTATTACACTGGGATGAATATGAATTTCAATTAACAAAAGGAGACATATAATGGGATTTGATATAATGGGAATGAACCCACAAACAGACAAACCAGAACCACCACAACCATCTATGACAGCTGGTGAGTGGACTGATAAAGAGAGAGAACAATGGGATAAGTATGAAGAATGGAGAGAAGAAGCAGGTGCATATTTCAGAAACAATGTATGGTGGTGGCGACCATTGTGGCACTTTGTATGCCAGGTCTGTGATGATATACTTACAGAAAAAGATAGGCAAGCAGGTGAATATAATGATGGACATCATATAAATGATAAAAAAGCTAAAGCTATTGCAGAGAGGCTTCTTGAAATGCTAGACAATGGACAAGTTAAAGAATATGAAAAAGAATACAGAAAAGAAATTGAGTTATTGCCAAAGGATGATTGGGGTAAAAGCTATCCATTTGACATAGAGAATGTACGAACATTTGCTACCTTCTGTTCTAAATGTGGAGGGTTTGAGATATGTTAAATATATATGATATACTATCAGCTGTATATAAAATACTAGACAAGTCTCTTATCATTATGGTATGGTTTTCCCTGCTAGGTATGAGTGTTCTTATGTGGTACTTTGTATATTCATTTATACTTACTAATTAAATAATAATATAGGGGCAAGCTATTGCTGTCTGACTAACAGCTGTGGATTTTATCCATTTCCACACCCTTTCTTGTTTGCCCCTATTATTTTGTGATAGTGATTAAAGTAAAGGAAAGGAAAGGACTAACAATAAACTGGAGAATATATGATAAAAATATGTGAAGCAAAGTTAGATAAAAGAGGAAGACTGACATTGCCATTAAATTTCTTAAAGGCAAACAATATAAAGACAGATTCAATAGTATCAATATGTCCTGTAAGTGGAAGAGATGATGCTGTGAGATTGGAGTTTAAATATGAAAATAAATAAAGATAAAGCTAAACAGTATATATATGATACTAATGGTAAAATATTCTCTGCTGTCTTTATGAAGAAAGATGGTGAGAAAAGAAAAATAGTATGCAGAAGAGGTGTATCTAAATATGTTACAGGCAAAGGGTTAGGGTTTAATCCAGGATCACGAGAACTTATAGGGGTATACGATATGCAGAAGAAAGCATACAGATTTATTAACGCAAATACCCTTGAGCAAATAACTGTTCAAGGTAAAACATACACAATAAAGGAGAGTAAATAATGTACACGACAAAAAAAGTAAACAGCACATTAACAATAGAGAGTTTTATTGATTCACCTGAATATAATAAAACTGATCCAATAAGAATAGAGTGTGGAGTAACAAACGATGCAAGTATCTTTAAGCCATATTTTGGGCAAAGACCTGTAAATGAGCCAAGATGTAGAAAAATGTCAAGAAGCATGGAAAAACATGGAAACTTTTCATCAGTTCAATGCGTTAGAAAAGGTTCACATCTTTATGTTTGGGATGGACAGCATGTACTTAAAGCTGCTATATTAGCAGGAAAGCCAATAAACTATGATATTTACAATAGGGTTCCTAAGTATATATTATCATTAAAGAATGCTGACACAAAAGCATGGACTTTAGAGGTTACCCATAATTACTTTTTAGATATGGGAGAAGAAGTTGCTGTAGAGGTACAGAATTTTATAGAAGATGTTTCTGTAAATTTCAATAAGCCAATAAAGTTAACAGCAGCATTGAGACTTCTTTCAGGATCATACTCAAATCAAGCATACAGAGATCGAACATACAAGATAACACAAAAAGAAAAAGCATATGAGGTTGTAGAATGCTTGCAAGATATAGCAAAATATGTTTACTTTGCTACAGATTCTAAATTTGTATCATCATTTCAGCAAGTATATGACTGTGGAATTTATGATCATTCTGTTATGAAAGAAAGAATAAAGAATAATTGGGTGCATCTTCATAATCAATTAAAAATAGTAGACATTGTTAAGGGTATAGAGAATTGTTATAATTACAATACTAAGTCTAGTAACAGGGTTGACTTCGTTAAAGCATGTGGTCTTAAAAGTAGATCATAAAGCCATTGAGACAATAATGAGATTATTTGATACTATTGACGAGATATAAATTTATTTATACTATATGTAAAATATATGTTGATGGTATCATTTAATCTAATGTAATTTATAATACAATATCCAAACCAAATAGGAGAGACAATGAAAATTGATAGCACAATTCGTGTCAGTAAGGGTGAGACTGACGATAAAGAGTTTGCAACATATACACTCAAAATACCTACAAAATTATTTAAGCAGTTTAAAATAAAATCTTTAACTGATAATAATGCGACATACAGAGAAACACTAACAAAACTTATACAAGATTACGTTAGCAGATGATATTTGAAAAGATATATCATTCTTATCTGTTGCACTTAAATGAATTGAATGTTGGGGAGAGGTACGAGGGGAGAGAAAGCTGGTATCACGCAAGTGGTGCTGGCTTTTGCTCTCGTAAAATGTACTTTGAATCAGTAGAAAAAGCAAAACCAACTAATCTGCCAAACAAAAGAAGTATGAGGATTATGGGGCTTGGTACATCAATTCATAATGATTTGCAATCCTCGTTACTATATTATAATAATATTAATAAAGATAATATTAATAAAGATAATATTAGTAAAGATTATATTAGCAAGTATTTACTACACAATTTTCACACTGAAGGTGAAATTGCGTTACCTGACTTGAATGTTCGTGGATTTTATGATGTTGTTATGGAGGATTGTACAGATTCTAAAGATGATCCATACATAAGACTTTATGACTTTAAAACTATAGGAAATTGGGGATATAGAAGCAAGTTCTCAAAAACTAATGCTGGTGAGCCATCAAGGAATCATTACATGCAATTAGCAACTTATGGTCTTGCTGTTAAGGAACAGTTTGGCAATTTAGATTCTATGGATTTGATTTATTATAACAAGGATGATTCAAGGATGAAGAGGCAGAATGTACCACTAGAGTATTTATTGAAGGCTAGAAAGTATTGGTATGCTATAAATGAAGAGCATAGCAAGGGATTACCAACAGTAAAGCTAGGTACATCACCAACACAAGCTTGGATGTGTGGTTATTGTAATTTTCATGATCACTGCAATCCACCAAAATTTAAATAGGAGACTAGATGTCAGTAGAGTTAAGAAAGATAGCATTGCAGAGAGAAAATTTACACAAGAATCATGAGTCAAGCAGACCACTTAGCAAAGACTATGAATACATAGGGTTAAAGGGTGAAGATGCTTTTGCAAATGAATTTAAAAAAGAAATTGATAAGGAGTTAAGGCCAGGAGGTGATGCTGGTAAAGACTTTGAAGATATCTTGGGGAATATAGATGTTAAGACTGCAAGGAAAGCATACAACCTTATTGTAGAAGAGGGAAAAGTTGTATCAGATGTATATGTATTAGCACAATATATAGATGAAACAGATGTAGCTCATTTGCTTGGATGGGAATATAAGGATAAAGTATTAGCAGCTCCAAAGAGAGATTTTGGGTATGGTATTATTAATCATTATATACCGAAACATGAATTAAGAACTATTGAAGAGTTGAAAGATATTTTACTTAAAAAAATAGATATATATACTATTAAAACTCCAATATGGAAGACTAGAAGTATTGGAATAGCAAGACAAAGATTGTCTGATGATCTTCTTGTTGAAATAGAATACAAGCAATCTAATGGTGAAAAGCTGTATCCTCATACTTATATAGTTAGAAAAGGGTCTTTAGATAATTATCCTATACAAATTGTAAAAGACAACAATCTTGTTATTGTTCCTATAGAAGATTTAGAAATTTATAAAGGAGAGAAGTAATGGCAGAGAAAAAAACAAACTACTTTACAGAGCTTGACCAAGTAGATGTAACTAAACACATAGAGAAAAAAGGTAAGTTTAGTTATTTAAGCTGGGCATATGCTGTAAGAGAGTTAAAGAAGAGACATCCAGGAGCATATTGGGAAGTTCATGAATATGAAGGGGCACCATATATGAAAACTGAATGTGGGTATTTTGTAAAGGTAAGTGTGATAGTGAATGCGACAGAGATGACACAAATTCATCCTGTGCTTGATCATTCTAACAAACCTGTTGCAAAGCCAAATGCATTCCAAATAAATACAAGCATACAGAGGTGTTTAGCTAAAGCCATAGCATTACATGGTTTGGGTATACATTTATTTGCAGGTGAAGATTTACCACCTAGTCCACCATTGGACGATAAGCAAGTAGAAACTTTGCTTGGATTGTTAAAGGATAATGAAAAAGAAGGCTTACTTGATACTGTAGAGCATCAAATAAGTATAGGACAAATCAATCAAGGTAATTTCCATAAAGCTATGGAACATTACACAAACTCATAAAGGAGAAATCATGTCAACAATGAATGAAACAATGTCAGATGAAGCTCTGTTTATTCCTAGTGAAGACGCAGGTGCAACTGAAAATAAATCTAAGTACCCACCAGGATTAACAGAGGGTGAATATTTAGGACATATCATAGAATCTCGTATGCTTACCAGAGAATTTAAAAAAGATGGTAAGGATGTAAAGGCTACTATTTACAATTTTAAAGTAAAGGTTGCCCCAGAGAATGAAACAAATTCATACCAAACTAGTAGAGGAACAGTTATGGGACATGAGTATGTTGAAAAAGAAATAATGGCAGATGGAGTATTTAGATTTTTAGAGCCTAAAGATGGTGATACTTTTGTATCTAATGCTGAGGACAATAAAAGATACTTAATGTTCTGCCAATCTCTTGGAATGGAAATCGCTACTCAAGAACGCACCATTAATGGAAAAACTGTATCAGTACAAATATTACCAGACCTAGATGTTAATACTTTGAATGGTACACCTGTATCTGCTGTTGTTGGAAAAGGTAAGCCTTGGACAGATGACACAGGTACAGAACGTCCATCTTGGAAAGTAAAGTTCACTAAGGTATGGGAAGATGGTAAGAAAATATCTATGACTAGTGCAGATGACCTTCCGTTCTAAGTTAAAGAAAAAGCTTGCACAGGTAGCTATAAAGGGCTTAAAAATGAAGCCTAGCAATGTAGCAAAGAAACTAGGAATAAGTAGGGCGACTGTGTACAGATATATAAAAAAATAAGGGCCTTAATGGTTGAGGGAGGGTAATTGGAGCTGTGGAAACCATAGACACGTAAGCAGTATATCCTCCCTCATAATTTTAAAAAGGAGAAAAGATGGGTCAGCAAATAGCATATGGTAATAAATTATCATTGATAAATTTTTATAGAGAACAATTAGTAAAGTTTAATAAATTAGGGGTAGGTAAAGAAACAGAAAAAGGTGTTTTGATTACAGAAAGACTTATAAGCTGTACAAGGAGAAGATTAAATGAATTATCTTCTCTTTACGATTCTGAGCTCACTGAGGCAGCCTTTAGGCAGCGTGATAATAAATTAAGCAAACAATTTACCTCTGTAAGCTGACATGATGGGCAAGTACGCTTCTACTTTGACTAAAAACGAACATATGTACTTTCGTGCAAATCCTATAGCTACTTGCCTGTTATGTTTTATGAACAAGAAATTTATAGAAATAATACAGCGACTTATAAAAGAAAAGAAAGAGTTGCAAAAAAAGTTAAATGTGATGGAAGCTATTGTTCGTTCATATTTACCAATAATAAATAAAAAAAAGGAGAAATGATGGGTGCTAGAATAGACATAGAAAACAGATTAGACAAACTTGAAATGAAAATGAGGGAAATAGAAGGTGTTATAGAAGAGCTTTCTATGGCATTAATGCAGACAAAGCAAGTTAAACATGTAGACTTACATGATGATGGTTTTATGCCACCAGCTGGTAAGCCTAAAGCTACAAAGGCTAAGAAGGTTAAGACTAAAATTACAGAGGAAGTCTAATTAAAACTTCAGCTCAAAAAATAAGAGAATATTTATCGAAAAAGTATGGCAGTACCAAAGATACTTTTGTTAGAGGAAAAACCTTTTCAAGTGTATACTTGTCAGATGTGCTCAGAAAGTACAAAAAAAAATAAATTTTCTTGGAAGAGCTGGTTTACAGGCAGAGAAATAATAATATGTAGAGATTGTGCATACAAAGAAAGCTTTGGCACAAAGAACTTGAAAAAATTTAAACAAGAAAGAATACTTGAAAAAAAAGAAATTAACAAATAAAGAGTTGACAGATTCTATAACTGGTTTAAGTCAGAATGATGAAATTCTGTGGAAAGAAATACTTGATGTTAAACAGGTATTTGGGCTATATTTAGAGTACAGAAAAGAATCCTATAAGGAAGACAATGAAGGATTCAACAATTTCGTCAAAGCCAAAATAGAAGAGTTTGAACAAAAAAAACGATCTGAAATTAAAAAGTGAGCTTGATACTGTATATATAGATTCAAGTGGAACTAGATACCTTGATTACATGCAAGCTCTGTGTGCAGAATCACAGATACAGCAGTGTATAGAGCGTAAATT